TCATTGTTGGCCAATAATCTGGTCCGCCAGACTGTTTAGCCTTAATCATTTTTTGCGAATTTTCAGAATTTACATCAAAATCAGACCAAATTATCATAGTGTTTCCTTAAACATATTGTTCATTAATATTTTGTACGTAAAGTACAGATTCAATTCGAAAAGAACGCCAACCCTTAGAATGTACATCCCAACAGGCTATTACTTTATTATTAGCTCGATGGAAATTATTATCAGCTTCCATATTGTATGGCTTTGGGAGAAGATCTTCTCGTAAAGTACAGCGCAATACACGACGCTCGCCATTCACCTTATCAAATGTCACTTCAATTACATTTTCGCGAAGTTCTTCAAGAAGAAGATCTCGATTATATTCAATCTTAGGCACCGTTCCATTCTCCTTCACTTAAAAATTTACGAGTTTCAATCTTTTGTTCATTCAGCATTTTATTTAATTCAGTATATCCACCGATATTCATACCATCAACAACAATAACTGGATATGTCTTTGCTGTTGGAAACAGATCAAGCAACCCTTCACGGGTAAAATCTTCATTTAGTTTATATTCTTTATAATTAATACCCTTTGAAGAAAGTAAAGTTTTTGCATTAACACAAAAACTACAATCATTTTTTGTATAAATTGTTACCTTCATAATATTACTCCTAGTAAAACGATACTACCTCATCCGCTATTCCATACTTAACTGCTTCGCTTGCAGTTAGCCAAACATCTTCCGGAGGCAGTAGATATTTTTTAATGTCCTTTTCACTCATGCCTGTACAGGTCTTATAGTGTTCAATAATTCGATTTGTAGTATTTTCAAATTCTCTCACCCTTGCAAACAATTCATGTTCTTTGCCCCATGATCCCCATGAAAACTGGTGAGATAAAATTGCTGTATTCCTAGTAATGAACCTCTTGCCCTTTTCACCGGCAATAAAAGTTAGAAGGCCGCAAGATGCAATTTCTCCTAGACCATAGGTAAAAATTGGAATACGAGAACCTTTCATAGTATCAATCAAAGCAAATGCAGAAGCAACATCTCCTCCAGGAGAATTGATAATCATCTTCATAAACTTTGGAACCTTTTTAATGATAAGATTCCTTTCAATAATAAATCTAATTGCATCCCCAGTTGAATCTGCATTAAAATCTTTATTAAAAAGATAATAATGGTGATCTTCTAAGTTAGGAATATCAGTTTTCTTATCATCTTTATCAATCAAAACAAAACTCCATTATCTGAGTATTTCCATTTTTAATTTTGCAGTACCTTGATCAATAAAACCAAGAGCTACTGCGACTTCTTTACTAACATCAACTGATCTACCAGTCCATTTTGCTGGTCCTCTATCATCAACATAGACGGGATAGACAGATTTACCATTTGAAACGTTTGTAAGTCTAACTTTAGTACCAAATGGTAAACTTCTATGTGCAATTGAAAAGGTATGACAAATGCCCGATGCAGTTCTTAATCCTTTTCCATGGGCATTATACCATGATGCTAAATTTATAGTTTCTTTGAAAACCTTAATGTAATCAATACTTGGTGCTAATATTGGAGTATATGTATTTTGGTTTACATTTCTTCCTGTTGGTATAGCCCAACTATGCGAACAACAACCGAATAAAACCGTGGTTGCAAGTATTATACTTTTTACTATTTTTTGCATTTCTTTCCTTCTTGTATTTAGGCTGCTTCATGGTTATGTCTAACCTCCTTAAAGCGGTCAGCGCAATAACTAGCTGCAAAAGCCCTTGGTTTAATCATAGGAGTAACATTACACATTCCTTTAATATATCCAACTGCCTGTTGCACAACATGTGAAGAGCCATATTTAATATTTGGATTTAGATCCAAGTGTATTTCGTATTCACGAAGTCCAATTGATTCTTCTATATCCAAATACATTTGGGCGCATTTAATCACTTCATTCATCAATCTATTTGTTGGTTTGTCTTTTCTTTGATCGTAATCACGTTCTGATGTAACTTGTCCAAATATTTTACAACCTTTTGAACCATCAATATGTATTACAACGCATACAATATAATCAGCAAACCAAACACCATTTTTTCGATATCTCTCTGAGTCTGCGCCCACATATATTTTTGAGTTCTCAGATGAGTTTTTTATGTAGTTCTTAACTTCTTCTATATCGAATTTCATGGTCATTTCCTTAAGAGCGGGATGCCGGTAACGCTCCGGTCCTTTCTAGCTTGGAAGGCTAGTGCACATCTATCTATACCAATCCCGCAAATATTTTAATTCTTACGGTTCTTTCTAGCCCTTCGCTTTCTTGAACCGATTTTCCTACGTCCCTTACGAGGCCTGTTCTTGTGACTGTGTGGCATTCTTCATTTCCTTCTTTTTCATTTCAATCCATGCTGACTTACCTTCATCCTTACCAAACTTATTCTGTAAGGAAATAAGTTTCTTATGAAGTCGCTTACTATTTTTCATTTGGTTCCTTTCACGGTTCAGAATGAATGAGCGCTGCTCATAATTTATTATACTATATTATACAATTATTTTCAAGCTCTTTTTTGATTTTTTTCAAATGTTTTTTATGGACTCTTACCATAATCCATTCATTATAAAAATCTTCTCTGAATAACACATCTTCATCAAATTGATATTTTGCTTCGAAATAACTAAATTCCGCTTTACTCTTACAGAGTCTTAATATTTCTCTTTTAAAGTTTTCGGTTCCAAATTTTTTAACATCATCTATAAGTGATTGATTTGAACCGTAATATGATTTCCAGTCGCTTTCGACTTTAGTTCTTTTTTTCTTACCTTTTACTTGTTTTGTTTTAGAAAAAAAGAAGTTCTTTTTACCTATGTATCGTCTACCATTAACAAGGTTTGTTATTTGATACACAAACCCAATCATGTCATTTGGTACTTCTAACAATTCTACATTTTCATATAACCACATTCGAAACTCCTGTTTCGAATATTTATGTGGTTAATTAAATCCCAATCTATAAGATAGATGACCGCAACTACATAAAGTAGTTGCTATCACCATCAATAAAAGAATTAAGCTAGTTTTCTTCCCAATCTTCATCTTCTATAGTATCCTTGAATGTTTCATCCGATGAATCGAATTCAGAACCACAAAACGGACAATATTCAATTGATGCAATACTGTCCGTTTTGATAGAAAATTCTGTTTCACAATCAGAACATACATAAAGTGTTTGCTTCATGGTATTTCCTTAAATTTCACATCCACCAGCTACACAAGCTAATTCTTGTGCGTTAGTTGTTGAATCTTCTAGCTCATATTTAGCCAAATCTTTCCATTCAATTTCCTTTGGCATAATTGCTAATAGTTCTTCATATTCTTCCTTTGAACATTCTGTAAATGGTGCCTGGCGATAAGTATGTCCACCTTCTTCTGCAGGAAGGAATGATACACCAGAAAGCCAGTCGAAGTTATTATAACACCATGCACCTACTTCCATCCATTCGCTTTCCTTAACAGAAACAGTAATTGATGGCTTATGTTCGCAGTAATATTGCTGGTAAGTCTTCCACAATTCAAGATGTTCAATTGCTGTAATATCCTTCTTGTAAATTGCATCAGATGAAGTCTTGATTGGGAACTTAAATACTGCAGTATTTCCGTTCTTATCATAGAAATCCTTTTCCCATGGAACGCCAGCTTCAATCATAAACTGGGTTAGAGGATCATTCATGCTATTGCGAACATGACGAATATAATAAGGAGAATGGGCAGGATGAATACCAGAACTTGTGCCATTCAAAGCACTAGTTGTTCCGGATGGCTTAATGCAAGTAATAGCAACAGAACTATTAATGCCAAGATCATCAGCAATTTCCTTATTGGTCTTGATTGCCATAATCTTGAGCTTTTTAAGACAATCAATTAGTTTCTCCTTACCCAAGCTACCATTTGTTAATGCATTATCAAAAATACCTGTCAATGATACACCTAGCAAACGCTCTTCTTCACAATTACGCTGCCACTTTTTATTAATATATCTGAAGTTGGTCAGACAAGACTGGAATGTGCCAAGAATTGTTGCAACACGAACCTTTTCAAGTAAAGTTAGAAGTGTATCTTCCTGACGAACAATTACTTCTGTGAGATTACAGAACTCATAATCACGAAGGATAATCTCTGAACAAGGATTACAACCAAACTTGAAATCTGAATCTCTCATTCGGAGGTCATCAATATTTAATTCTTTTCTGAAAGCATTTGCATTCTCAACAACCTTTTTCATAGCCTGTCTAGAAATAATACCACGCTCGCCAGACTTTGACTCATAAAGAGCTAACCATTCCTTCATGAATGTACCAGCATCTGGCTTTTCTTCATATACAGCCGAATTGTTTGATAGTGCACGTTGACCGTTCAATACCCACCACTGACCAGACTTACAATCGCGCATCTTGTCATCTTGTAGATCAGAAAGAGAAATTAGCGCCGAACGACGAACTCCGCCAACAATAACAATTTCTGCAATTTTACAAACAATATCATGACATTCTAGTGGTGTAAGCTTACGACCAGCAGCGTTTGTAAAGATAGTCTTAGTGAAACGAAGTAGATCAATTAGAGGTTCTGGACCTGAAGCTCGACCGCCAAATGTCTTCAACTTAGTGCCAGCAGGCCTAATTTTTGACACGTCTACCTTTGGTAGATGACCGCCTGACAATAGAGATACATATTCACGATATCCCTTTGCCCAGCCAATTCTTGAATCTTCAAATACAATCGTTGTATCAGTTTGGAAAAACTCTTCTGGCATAACAGGTAGCTTCTGAACATATTCATGCTCAACAGAGAACCCAACACCAGTTCCAAGCATTAATGTATATAGAGTTTCATCAAATGACTTAAGTGAATCGATTGGCAGATAGGCACAATTGAATACTGCGCCATTATCACGACGCAATGCTTCGCCAGCAGTCATAAGAGCACGCATTGATGGCATTACTTCATGGCTGAGAACTGCTTTTTCAAGTTCAGGACGGAGTGTATTGTTTAGATGATACTTATACTTATCTGCTAGAAAGTCTTCAAAAAAATCAAAATAACGATCTACAGTTTCCTTCCATTCTTCTCGTCTCTTATCTTTTTCTAAGTATTTTGCATATCGGGAAACGTAAATGAAATCTTGATATATGGACATAGTAACTCCTTGTGAATTTTGATCTTATTTGATTATGAAAAATTAATAATGAGCCAAACTTTAATTTGGCTCATTTTGATGGAAAAATAAATTTTCCACTTAATAACTTTTTGTTTGAAATTTAACATCATATATGAGGCTCATGGTGTTTTTTATTTAGGGTATGTTTTACAGTTGACCCCTATATTTTTGGTACATTAATAAATTTTAATTTTCGATCATCAGACAACGAACTTAGATAATCATTATCTTGGTCAAATAACTTAAGGTATTCTTCCTTTGAAATTTCTCTATGAGAAACAATAGTTTCACCAAGATGTTTTTGACTAAACTCTGGGAATTCAACATTTGACTGTTCCAACACAACAGTGTCCAATGCATAGTCAATGTTATCTTCAACTTCCACAACATATCTTACAAGGTGCTGAGATATACAATCAACAAGAACTAACTTCTTAGTCATCATGATCCTCAAAATATTCTTTAATTGATGGAAACTTTTCAATCAGTTGCTGTTTTGCTGAGTTGGCAACTTCTCTATGTTCTTTCTGTGTGCCATTATCGCATCTAAGATCGCAATAATGAATCCATGACCTAAGAGTTCCTGCCATATACATCTTAGAAACAGTTAGTCCTTCAGGCAATACTGCCCTTGCTTGTTCCTTGGCAATACCAGAGTTAATTGCCCATTCGTATAAACCTTGAGCTTGTTGTTTAAGCATTTCCTGAAAATGAAACCAATCAAGAACTAAACTTTCATTATCTGTTTCAATACTATTTTGTCGATTCTTGTAATCCTGAAGGCGAGCATCTCTCGTAACAAACCCTAGATCTTTTGTCGGATCAGCGTACCGTTGACTAAACTCTTGAAAAGAAAAAGACCTATGCCTAAGAATTTGACGAGCAATATCTCTAGTTGTAACAATTTCCATGGTCAATGATACCATCTCAAATGGACTCCAATGACTATTCTTAATCAGATACTTAATAAGTTTAGATGCCGTCTCAGTATTGTTCTGATTAGATGGATTACTTACCCTTGCACAATATGCAATAAACTCGTCTGCTGTATTAACATTATCAATAGTTGGTTGCGTAATAGCAACAATCTTAGCTGTGTTCATATTTACTTTCCACTTCCTTAAAAAGACGCATAGACATATTGTGCAACATAATAATATAATATGCTGCACGAATATCGCTGTTTATACTGAATACTCGTTCATTATTACAACAAATCCAAACTTCATTACCATCCCAATTGGGTTCAATATGAAGAATTTTATTTTTACACCGTGCAAATTCTGAAAAGTTTTTAAGATTACGAATATCATAAAAGAGATCAGAAGGAATAGTCATTAAATTTTACTCCATTTGGTTAGGGCAAGTTTAGCAGCAAGATCACGATAAGTGTTCGTATCCATAATATGTTTGATAAACTCCGGAGACAAACCAGCTAGAACCATCTCATTTACATCTTTTTGTTCAAAATTATCTGGCCATATAACTACATTATACCCGCTATTGATCGCTTTGTCAAGCTTTTTTATTGTCTCTCGTGATCTTGGTTCATTATCGTAGACTACCACCATGGAAGTCTTGGAGGAGCTAAGAGGACCGAGAGCAGAAACCAAATCACCGCCAGCAGTAGCAATACTATTAGGGATAAACATAGAATCAATTGGACCCTCCATTACATATACTTTTTGATCGAAATTTGATGTATCTAATCCATATAATTTAGGTTTACTTTCATCAAGAACTATGGTAATATACTTAAGCTTAGACTTATTGATAGACCTGCCTTGAAATGCAAACATATTCTTATTCTTATCAAAGAAAGGAATAAGTAATCGCTTTTCATCTTTTTGTAAAGCTTCTTTTGAAAACTTATTTGGTACCAACTCATTAACATATTGCATGAAGTTTGAAACAGCAAATAGTTTCGCATGATACGGATTAGGTATCTTTCGATTAGCAACAAATGTTTTAATTGGATCGTTTGGTGAAAGCTGACTTACTTTCTTTAGACCTTTAAGTGGTCCAGCCTTTAAGAAAACAGGAGGTTTCATTTTCTCAACAAATGACTCTAATTCGATTTGTTGAGGAGACTTCTCATCCCG